ACGCATTTATAACACTCTGTGGATTATTTGCAAATACATCAAAGTCAGGATTTCCAAGATTCAGACGTTTGCGAACATTTTCTGACATGTAGTGTGAATAGATCGCAATGGCATGGCCTCCAAAAAATACACATCCATGATTAATAAAAGTAACTAACGCAGTAGTGTAAATCTGTGCTTTGTGACTTTCATCTTCCATTTTACGTTGGAATTCAACCTTGTTACAATTGATATCTGTAATAGGATAATACTTATTAAGCAAGAGAAGACGCTTGTATATTTTTTCAAACCGAGAAGTGTCCCCTTCAGGACTACTTAACTCCTTGTAAATCCCCATTCTCAAAAAATTAGCAGGAACATAATGAATACCATCAATAACAATGGTGTCTCTCTTTAATGTTTTAAACAACGTAGATGGAATTTGGGTAATATCGGCAACACCAATGAAATTAACAAAAACCTTGAATGTTCCTAAATGTTGACCTGCTTTTGCCTCAATATCTGTGTATCCATTATCTCTATAAATATCAGCCAACTCTTTAGCATCCTCCATTGCATGATTGCTATAAAAGTCATAGTCTGGCATATCTACATCCTTATTATAAAATTGGTCATCCTCTGGAAGAATATTATTGAGTGCTATACCACCATAACATATTAGCTCTTTATTTCTGAGAAAATTCTCTAATATTCTTATAATCTTCTGTATCTCTGGAGACTGGACGATTCTCTTTTTAATCCTTTCTTGAGAATCATCCACAGCTTTACGCAGAATTTGTAATTCTAAGTCCTCATAGTCATTCATTACACGTGTTATAATATCTGTAGAGAATATTTAGAGACTACTTTATATTTTATAGGTGATTCCTGCTACTCCAGTATTTAGTGGACGACTAGCATAAGAGTTTGAGGAACCTTGTGGAGTTGGCGCAGAGATTGTTTGTGGAATACTTCTGTATTGCTCTGGTTTTAAAACAAACGCACTTTTATATTGGTGGAAAAAATCATTATTCACTGATAGATAACTGTCATTTTTCCATATATTCATACAAACCACTTGACATCCAGCATTCTGGTAAGCTTGTATAACAGTATTAGAAGGATTATGAGTATTATAGTCTGGAATAATAATTGTCATATTTGTTTTATTTTGTGTAATAAGATCATTGAGAGAAGGTATGTTCTTAAATGCAGTCTGTGTCATATTTTGCATAAACCCTGTAATAGAACTCATGTTAACATATTCCATAAAAAGTGGAACATTTGGATAATGAACTGAATTAGAATCTACTAATACACAAATCTTTCCCATTAAGTTTGATAAATGAGTATCTCCAAAGTTTGTGTTGTTTGTATTGAAACTATACTTTGGACCTAACATACGTTTAGGATATTTTTTAAATATTTCTGCCATATTTGAGAGAACATTGACATTACACGTCTTTATTCTCAAATTAATAATTAGGGGGTCCTTATAATTCATACATCCAGAATTAGAAAAAGCATAAGTGTTTATTGTGGACATTACCTCACTAAACGGTAGTAAATAATAAGATTGTGGAGAAGTACCGCATGAAGTGACAAGAGATGAACATGATACCATTGGATTATCTGAAGTAGAAGAATATATCTCAAAGTCCAAGAAACGATAACCCAACGCAAGGGCATTCTTCAAATACTGAATAGATACTATTCCACTGTTAAATGGACCTTCTATACAAGTATTGTATGAACCCATAATGTAATAATCCTTTAATGTGTAATTAGTATTTGAAGCAGATAGAATAGATGTATTCACTTTAACACTAGCATTGGTGTTATTAAATTGAGAAGTTGCCCTTTGTTTTTTTGAAACCATTACAGAAACAACAACAATAATTGTAATGATGCTAATAGCAATAGAAATATATATCAACAATTGGCTTACGTCCATATAAATAACATTATATAAAATTTAATTTTCTCTCCATTATAGGAATGGTATAAGCTCTAATAGAGAGAAATGTTTTGTGAATTTCATTTTGTAATACTATATTTTTATACATACCACTAAAAAAATATAGTATTATTTATTTATATCTAATATACAATGGCAGGAGGATTATTAAACTTAGTTAGTGAAGGCCAACCAAATATATTGTTAAACTCTAATCCAGAAAAAACATTTTTTAAAAGCTCTTTTCGGAAACATACAAACTTTGGATTACAACAATTCCGAGTTGACTATGAAGGGTCTAAACCTCTTTCATTAACAGAGGAAACCACTTATGTATTTAAAATTCCAAGATATGCGGAATTATTGATGGACTGTTATCTGTGTGTTGCTCTTCCTAATATCTGGAGTCCTATTATGCCACCTATTAATAATACCACAAATCAATACTGGGCTCCATATGAATTTAAATGGATAGAGAATATCGGAGCAAAAATGATTTCCAGGATATCTATCACGTGTGGAAATCAAACTCTTAATGAGTATTCTGGAAATTACTTATTGGCTCAGGCACAGAGAGATTTAACTCATACCAAGATGCATCTCTTTAATAGAATGATTGGAAATATTCCAGAGTTAATGGACCCTGCGTCTTCTGGAGCACGCAATAATGTGTATCCAAGTGCTTTCTGGAATGGAGATGTTACTGATATTCCGGTAGAACCAAGTATTCGTGGAACAAACCTGTATATTCCACTCAATGCGTGGTTTATGTTAAACACTCAACATGCTTTTCCGCTAACTTCTCTACAATATAATGAACTCGTTATTAAAGTTAGTTTTCGTCCAATTAATCAAATGTTTCAAATTAGAGATGTAATGGACCAATTCAATCAATATCCGTATGTTGCTCCAAACTTTAATCAAGACTATATGCAATTTTATAGATTCACTCAACCACCTCCAGATGTACAACTTGGTCCTTCTTCATACACAGATAAACGCAATACATGGGATCCCAGTTCTATTTATTTACAATGTACCTATGCGTTTCTCTCAGAAGATGAAAGATATATTTTTTCAAAGAGAGAACAACAATATCTTTTTAAAACTGTTCATGAAAATATTTTCCACAATATTGTTGGAACTACTAAGATAGAAACAAACTCTCTTGGAATGGTGTCTTCTCAAATGTTTTATTTACAAAGGTCTGATGCTAATCTGCGTAATGAATGGTCTAATTATACAAATTGGCCTTATGGTTTTTTACCGGACGATGTTATTCCAGCACCTACTAATAGGTCATATAATATATATTATTCTACTGATGGTGCCCCTCCAGTGCCAATTACAGTTAAGGGTCCTGGAATAAATATAAATAATACATTAACTGGTTGGTTTATAACTAATCTTGCAAATCCAGAAAATCAAAAGAATATTCTTTTATCTTTGGGAATTCTTTTTGATGGGTCTTATAGAGAGAATCTTATGCCTGGAGGATTTTATAACTTGGTTGAGAAGTACCACCGAACAAATGGCAACGCACCCGATGGACTTTTGTGTTATAACTACTGCTTAAACTCCGAGTATTCCAATTTACAGCCATCTGGTGGAATAAATATGTCTAGGTTCAATACGATTGAATTAGAATTATCCACAATTAATCCTCCACTAAATAGAATGGCAGAGACTACTATTATATGCGACCCAGAAACATATGGAATGATTGGTGTAAATAAATCAAACTGGCAAATATATGATTACACATATAATCTATATTTCTTTGAAGAAAGATACAACATTCTTACATTCGTTGGTGGAAATTGTGGATTGATGTGGGCGAATTAGAGAGAACACAATATATTTATTTCTTGGATTTCTTGGAATTCTTGCGAGTTTTTCTGGAAAGATTGCGAATGTTGCGTTTACTGGATACATGTGCCAATGGGTGATGTTTCAATAAATGTGTTCTATTATGACGTTCGGTTCCTTGATTGGGATGAAGATACCTAATGGTTGCGATTAGATTATGAGCTCTACGAGACTTTTTACCAGCCATTATATATAATATAAATATAATAAGTATTTGGATAACACTTATTATAAATAATCCTACAACACACAAACGCTCCTGATAGGGTTCGAACCTATGACCTTCCGGTTAACAGCCGGATGCTCTAACCAACTGAGCTACAGAAGCACAAAGCCCCAGACCAGAATTGAACTGGTGACCTTCAGTTTACAAGACTGACGCTCTACCACTAAGCTACTGGGGCACATTTTAAATCAAAGGAAATAACTACAAATATGCACTCTGTGGGGTTTGAACCCACGCGGCAATTAGCCACCAGGTCTTAAGTCTGGCTCCTTAGACCACTCGGACAAAAGTGCTTTTAATTTCCTTAAATATAATTTTGGGGTATATGTTTCATTGGCCATCCCCTAACCTCATCTGATATATAAAAAGAAAATATCTTTAAATACTTTTTTTAAATATATTTAATACAAATTATATCGTCCATTGGTTTTCACTCGTTGTTCTGCATCCAGCTTTCCAGAAGGCATGTCCCCATACAAAAAAGAAGCAAACGAACCTTGATCATTTGGAATAGTAGTTATAGCAGTGGAATAAAAAGCTCTATTAGATTGGTCCAATTCAAACTTATTGTGTAGTCCTCCAAATAATTGTGTAGATGTATTATTCAGAGTTGGATTAATATATTGAACCGCCTTCTTAATATTTGTTGTTACATCTTCTTCCACAGATGAGTTAAATGATGGAGGAGCCGGCTTGCGTTGAGGATTGTCTGTGTAATCAGTCAAAAGAATATTTCCAAGGGGGTTTTGCTTTGTTATTGGAACATATTCAGAATTTAGAACCTTATTAAGTTCTTCCTGAGTATTAATCTCTTCAAACCCTTCCACAGAATTAGAAGAAGTGCCTTGGACAGCTCCTTGTTCTTTAGCCTTTTTAATCTCTTTATTTTTCTGGTAATAATATAATAGCATTATAGCACCAATAGTTACAATTCCAGCAACTAAGTATGTAATTGAACGCGATAACAAAAAGCAAATGATGCTTATTAAAATCACTAGGCGAATGATGGAATTCACCTTTTGTTCAAATGTCATTTTATTTGTTGGATATATTTGAAGCATTTCATGATATTGGTCCATTTATTATATTATTATTTCATATTTTTATTCTGCAGTTGTTGCGTATTATTCACTTTGTTTCTTAATCTAGCCCTTATTTTTTCTTGGTTAGTCATATGTTGATTATTTTGGGAAGCACGTGTATTTGACCTGGAATTTTGTGCTCGGCCTCCATTTGCCATTGTGTTAAACAGATTTCCAAAAGTATCTCCTAACCCTGGAATAGAACCCATCTTTCCCATCATTGCCATGGCTTCATTCATCAACTCCTGTTGATCCAATTCACCATTTCGCATTCTCTCATCAAGTTTCTCAGAAACAGATTTCATCAAATTAGAGAGATTTCCAGGATTTGTAAAGATTTGTTTAGTGGCATCTTCAATAGATGCGTTCTCATCCAAATTAAGAGTTCCTGCGGTTTCCTCCGCAAGTTCTTTAGCAATAGATGCCAACTTTCCACTAAACATACCTTCAAACATATCTGTATTCAGTTGTGGAACTTCTGGGTCTTCTGTGGATTCTCTAGTAGTTGTTAATTCAGATAGTGTAGAATCTGTGGATGAAGTCGCAGTGGATGCCTCTTGATTTTTCCAGAGCTCTGTCATATGCTCTAACGCATTTTGAACAATGGTATTCATTTCTTCTTCTGATGGAGCAACTGTAGATGTCTTTGCTGGTATCTCCAGAGACAATGTAAGGAGCTGTAAATAACCCCAAATAGATTCTTTGGAATTCTCACTCAAGTCCTCATACTGCCATAAGTTTTTGAAATGAATATGCGGTAAAAACTCAGTATCTACCTCACTATTCTCTTCAAAAATAGAGACATTCTTGCTGAAAATATCCCCAGATCTTGATGGGTACTTTCTCATACAAAAATCATACAACTTTTCAGGATTAGTTGCCCACTTGTCCAACACTTGGCTATATTCTGGAAAAGTAGTTCGGATCGCAGTTATAAAGTCATTTATCACTTTTATAAATTCAGTAGAAGGAGGCATGCTTTTTATAGATTATATTTATTTATATTATTTTTTAGCCTTCATATAAAAGTGATAATTTTGATAAATTCTGAATATATTTTACACATTTCTGTAATTCCTCCTCAGGAAGAGAAGATAATGGTGTTCGGAAACGTTCAATGGCATCCAAAATTTCATTAGACCCTGAACCACTATTATTAGAAATATCCATCCTGTAATCTTTCTTTAAAAAGAAATCACAATCACCCGCATCAATCTGCTCTTTGTAATTGGCAACAATGTAATTACGCCAAAAGGTAATAATAATCTTGGGATTTAATTTACGAAAACCAGCAAGAGCAGTTTTGGCATTCATTACATCACGATTATCTGGAAAAATGGTTAAGATATCGTCCACAAATTCTGAAAAATGATTGTTAAATGCGGTCAAGTAAGAAGATTTGTTTGACATTTTAATTTTATATGTTGTAGTTTATTTAAATTCTTTTTTGGTATAATTTAAATACTGGCATGTTATCGTTGTTGCATTCCAGGACTACCCTTGGGCATTATTCCTTGTATATCCATTTCTCTCTGTCTCATTAGCTTCTGCATTATTTCCTCCCCATTCGCTTCTCCATTTCCACCAGACCGATTGTTCTTTTTAAAGTTATCTTCGCTAAATGATGGGGATATTTGGTCTTGATGATTTACACTTACATAATTATGCATTTGTGCTAATCCACCATTTCCAGTAGCCGACAATTGGTCTGGATTCAACTCCCAAGAACTAAAGGTATCAGAAGACACTCCACCAAAACCTCCACCACCACTTCCAAAAGAGAATGCCATAGGTTCCATGTTTCCTTGAGTAGCAACAGATACTTGGCGTTCAACACGTTGAGAAAATGCTCCTAAAATATCTGTTCCAAAGGTAGTTTGATAAGTTGAGAGAGACAATAGAGCTGGAACTCTGTCAATATTAGGAGGAAGAACAACCTTTTGGCCATTTTCTAAAATAATATAAATTGTATTTCCTTCCTTGGTTCTCTTGTCTATACACAACCAATGAATATCTTTTTGGGTGTTTAATGCCTTTATTATTTTCTTTGAGTTCTCGCAATTGTTGCTATAATAAATTATGTAGCTCATATAAATTATTTTTGCATTTATCGGAAATACTTTATACGCATTCTTTTTACTTTTAACAACAAAAAACAACATCTTTTTTTGGATATATTTATAATTATTTCTCCCTCAAACAATTATAAATATGTTAATATCGTATTCTATCTTTTGTAATATTTACTTAAAACCAACGTGTGAACTCTAATTGTTTATCATTTGTATAAGAAAGAGTAGGGTGTTCCATTGGGGTATATAGTGTACTAGCATCATATAAATACTTCATGTATCCTGTCGCTTCTTCATAGACTTGCTTAATAGCATATTGCAGAACTATCTGGTTTAAAGCTTGGACTTGTTCTTGGATATTATCAGGCATATTTACAGAGTTCTGTAAAAAAATACTCCTCATTATTATTTTAAGTGCGTCACAGTCTTGTACTCCTATCTGATATTGTCCATTTGACATTTGATAGACACCCCTGCGAATTCCTTCCTGGAGATTGTCAATGTTTTGTTTAGAGAAATATGCGTCAATTAGGGGGGATCTCTCAAATATTCCCATAGTAGGATTACGAAATGTCGTACACTGTTTAGCTGGTATTCTGTCATACATGGCAAATTGGTTTTTGATATTTGGTTGTATAATATTCACACGTCCGTTAAAATTATTCGTATTCATATATAATATATTATAGATGAATTTTCAGACTTCTATTCTAATATTAGCAGGAGTATTAATAGTTGTGGGATCCATAATTATTGGTTATGCCATAAAAAACACGATTCGGTCTAAAACATGGCCTACATATGTTGCTAATTGTCCAGATTATTGGATAGACCAAGCCGGAGATGGTACACAATGTGTTAGTAATAATGTCAACACTGGACCAGGTGCGTTATGCTCTGGAAATATTAACTTTAGCCAATATGATAGCTGCAATAAATACAACATCTCAAATACTTGTGGAATATACTGGGATGGAATTAACTATGGAAACCAAAATTTACAAAAACAATGTGCATCTTCTTAACCCTTTGGAATAAAAGTATTTAATTCTTTCTGAATTTTCTACGATGTGTTCTTTTGCGTTTATTTCCACCTATCGTTGGTGGTTCTTCTTCTATATTTTCTGCTTCTTGGTATACATCACTCGTGTCTTGTTTCATTCTCTCAACTGGAGGGATAGTTTTATTATTTGCTAAATTGTCTATGATACCACCAATACTACGCTGTAATTCATTCACTTCTTCTTTTGTAAGATAATTAAAAAAAGATACTGCTTTTAGTTGTTCCATATTAAACTTTGTAAGACGATGTTCACTAATATCATTTTCACTACCTTTTGGAATATATACCATTCCTTTTACATAATTAAAAACATCTTTTTTAAGACCTTCTAACCCCATATTTAAAAATTTGTTTTCTTTTGTTTTCTGTATCTTATCCTTGAGAGAATCAATATTATTAGTCTTTGTTAATTCAGACCAAATGAAATTTAAGTGGTTCTTCTTTATTCCACATGGAAGAACCACCACACCACCATTAGCACTTTTTATAGTTTTACATCTGAAATCAGCATCCAAATCACAATTATAATAAATATTAGCCATATCATCTGGAACGCATTTATTGTTTTCAATATGTGTCTTAGTACACTCATATTTAGCATCTTCTTCTTTTGATGGAGGATATTTTGTAATACATACATTATAATCAGTTGATTTTCCTTCGCCTAAAACACCAATTCTCTCCATATCTTCATTTAAAAAATCATTCATTGTAATATTTTGATTTTCTGGTATTTCTTGAGAAGGAAAAGGAGCCGCCTGCGGAACTACTTTATTTTTTCTTGTAAAGGGCCAAACACCTCCTTTTTTCACATGACGCGATTTTCTACGAGGAATTCTTCTTTTTGTTCTTCTTTTAGGCATTATATAATTTATGTAGATTATATAATTTATTTTTAATAAAACTTGAGAGAAAATACAAAGATATTTTAATGTTTTTTTGTTTGACGTTTTCTGTGAGACTTTCCATGACGTTTCTTGGTTTTTAGTTTTCTGTGAGATTTTCCATGATATTTCTTGGTGTGTATTCCATGTCCTCCTCCAAGCCCCATAAATCCAAGACCAAAGAATCCTCTCTTTTTTGTGGGTTGTGCTGGTGATATGGCGGATGTAGATGGTGGTTGTTGAATATTCTGCTGAGGTCTTGGTGATGTATTTACAGATGGTAAAGCATAATTTTCTATAATATTATCTTCTATAATATTATTACCTAAGTCTGGTGTATCTCTACTTCCAGAAAAATTTACCAAGTTAGATGGACGGTCATTTTCTGTAATTTCTGATCTAAATGGGTTCTCCTCATCTAAGTCTAATGTATCTCTACTTCCAGAAAAATCTACCAAGTTAGTTTGAATATCATTTTCTGTATTTTCTGGTCTAACTACTGTATTTTTCTCTAAGCCTGATGATACATTTGTACTTCCAGAAAAATCTACCAAGTGAGATGGACGTTCTGTAAATAATCTAACTGTTTTGTCATCCTCATCTTCCTCATCAACTTCATCCTCATCTTTAAACTTTTTTACATTTGTATCATCTTCCTCCTCATATTTGTTGTAATTATTCTCCACCTTATTTTCCTCCTTATTTTCAATCGGGTTTACATCTTTGATGACAGGTTTCAAATACTCAAAGCTTGGAACTGCATTTCTAACCAGTGTAGGCCTCTTCTGGTCTTTAAGGTTATTAGTATATTTAGCATGGTCAAATATATTTGCGTAATGATAAAAAATGTTTTTTATACATTTATTTTTACACCCATCTTTTATTTTCTGTATTTGGTTATTCATATTGGATACTTCTTGTGTAAGGCTTTCTAATTTGTTATTAAGACCATTCGTGTCATTTTCATAAATTCCTTTGTTTACTAATTTATTTATAGTTCTTTGTATTTGGTCATTAAGAGGGTTTTGTTTATCAGTAAGAGCTTTCTGTTGTGCCGCAAGATCAGTTTGTTTTATTTTAAGAGCATCTATGTCTTTATTGATAAGGTTTTGTTCCTTATTATAGTCTATATCTGTTAATTTAACATCTCCCCCAGTAATACTTCCTCCTGAAGTACTATTACTCATTTCCGGTTTTTTGTTAAATTTCTTAAAAAGATTATTTTGTTCTCTTGTAAGACGGTTTTGTTCTTCATCAAGACTTTTCCGTATTTTATCAAGTCCTGCCTGCTCTTCACCAAGACTTTCTTTCAACTTAATATATCCTAACAAATTATTAATATATTTTTTTGAATCCTCAATATTTTTTATTTCATCCTTTATATCGTTTATTTCATTCTCATTTTTTTTATTTTGACTGATAGTATATATTTCATTTAAGAAGACTATATTCTTTTGTTTTTGTGTTTTTTTCTCTTGATCTTTTCCCGTATTGTCATCTTCATACATTTTTAATATTTCCATAATCATATTTACCAAGTTCTTTTTGTTTTCTTCAGTTAACTGTGAGTATCCATATGTGTTAGTAGGTCTTCTAAGGTTAATATTCGTTGGTAATGAAACAGTTCCTACTATTTTACGGTCCTTAATTATTTCGTAGTTGGTTCCATCAAACTGAACAATATATTTATTTGAAATAGATTTTAATATTCCAGAATAATTTTTATAATAATATGGTCTATTCTCTGGTAAAGAAAGTGACGCAACAATATCTAAAACTACATGCATCAATAATATATTTTGAACTTGTTCCATAGGTTCAATATCATCTAGTACAGTTGGAGTTACATTTTCATCTGTAGGATAACTATCATTTACTACAGTTGGCATATTTGAAGGGTCAACCCCAGATTCATTGAATAGAATGTAAAACCAGTAATAATAATTTGTATTACAATCACACTCTTTATTCTCATCAAGTGGTGCTCCCATTTGTTTAGAAATATACATGGATATCTTTGGGATAAAAGTATTTATTTTATAACTATACAATTTTAAAACCTCAGAAATAACAAAGAATAATTTGTCATATATTTCTTTTGTGATATATAATTTTGCAGGTTTATTTACAGAAATAGTTTGACCTACAAGAATAGGTTTATATTCTTCCTTATTTTCCTCTTCCACAAGTTTCGCACTTTTATAATAGTTAGTACTTTTATAGTAATAATTATATTCTTCTTCAGAATTAAATAGTGTTCTATCTTTTATTAGTTCTTGGGAATATTGTGGATTTGAACCTTTGCTTACTCGTATTTCATATGTATATATTTCGTAATTTTTCAAAAACGTATTAATCAAACCTGAATAATTCTTAAAATATAAAGAAGATCTGTTTTTTACTTCAGATAAATATTCAATAATATCTTTAGTTAATCCAAATAGCAAGTTATTTTTAACATCACGTGTTGAACGATAAGTTGCACCAGCTCTCTCAATAATCCTACATGACTTTGGAGGATTTACCATTATTGTAGCTGTGCTCTTTATATAACATTTCACAAAATCTTCTAGATATGCTGGAGATGCATCTCTATTTTTTAAGTCATATAGATTCTTATATTCTTCTTGTCCTCCCTTCATCTGTTTTTTAGTATGCGTATGTTTTCCACGCAATCTTCTTGGGATTCTTTTTTTTGCAGTTGCCATCTATTATATATTATGTAAATATAAATAATATATAACCTCTCTCTCTCAAAATATTCAAAAAAAATATATAATATTCTTAAAATGTTTTTATACTAATTATTACACAAATAGTCTATATAACAAATATACATTTATTTTGAAACAGTTGCTACTTTCTTTCCACGCACTCCACCTCCACCACCAACAACCACTTTGGATACTATCTTTTTCTTGGAACTTTTGATTTTAATAGTCTCTTCTTCCTCCTCAGTGTCTTCCATGGAACGAATCCGGTCTTCTTTAAATCGTACGTATTCCATCTCCAACTCTGTAATTTCATCTCCCCACAACTGAAAGGTTGTTTTTCTTGCGAGCTCTTCAATAGCCAATTCCTTGTCTCCCTTTTCTCTCAGAATCTTATCAACCATCTCTTTTGTAACACTATCCATAGACATTTTTGTCAAGTAGTTGTAATCTCCACGAACCAAGTCAAAGCCTTCTCGTTCCAACATATCAAACACTTGTTGTTTTGTTTTTCTACGTAGGTCAATCTTATCTTCCAACAGATACAAGATATACTTGGCACGATTACTGAGCTCCAACAATTCCTTACGCATTGTATCCAACTGGTGTTCTTTGCGAATTCCATAAAGTTCCAGTCTCTTGTTGAAATAATCATGAATGATTTCTGTGACACTTCCATATTTCTTTAGCTTGTCATCTGGATCAAAGAGATGCATATTGTTTGTGGAAATACTTGAAGAGAGACGTAGAAGTTTCATAATTTGTGGATGAGTCATGCCTTCCAGTAATCCCTTGTTGAATGTGATAACCATATCTACCGAATGTTTGGTATTGTTTTCAGTGTAGTCCTTAATGATAGTTGGAAGCTTCTTTCCTTCTTTATCTACCTTGGGTTGAATCATGTTTTCAAGAAAGTTCTGGTAATCATTCGTCCAAGTTCCTACAGGTAGCTCTGTAATCCTAAGTTGGTCTGGTCCAATGATTTGGTATGTTCCCTGAACAATGAACTTTCCTTTTGTAGAAGTGGACGCCTTCTTAGGTGCTGCTTTTTTGACGCGACCCTTTGACGCACCACCCCCAACCTTGGAAGTAGACTTGGATTTGGAAATACTAGAAATACTGGAACATTTACTGGAAATGCTTTCCAAGTCATCCATATCTCCATCCAAAATCACATTTTCTGAAATTACCAAGTTGCTGGGGTCCATATCCATCTCTGCACCAACCTCCAGAGAGCCTTCCACCAAGTCTTCATCTCCTGCCGCTACTTTTGTAATTGTTCCCTTGAACCCTTCATAGTATGGAACAAAGTCATCTTCGGTAATAAGGCTCTCTCCATTTACTGGATTTCCACCATTAATTAGTTGTTTAAGATAAGCAATAATAGTTAGAGGATTATAACTTGGAATGCTTGTACTAAACCCAGTCCCAATACCTTTGGAGCCATTTACAAGAACCATAGGAATAATTGGCATATAGTACAGTGGTTCCACTGGGGTTCCATCATCATCAAGATATGTCAACACAGCATCATCGGCTTGTGGAAAGATATGGCGAGTAATATTGCTGAGAAGTGTAAAGATATATCTCTCTGACGCACTGTCCTTTCCACCCATCATTCTTGAACCAAACTGTCCATTCGGAACAAATAGATTGATATTGTTGGACCCCACAAAGTTCTGTGCCATATTTACAATAGCTGCGTTCAAACTGGCCTCTCCATGATGATAACAAGACTGTTCTGAAACATAACCGGAAAACTGGGCGACTTTGAGTTCTTTGTTGAGGTTCTTCTTTAAAGCACTAAAGAGTATTTTACGCAGACTGCGTTTAAGACCATCCATGACATTTGGAATACTTCTGTCACAATCATATTTTGAAAAGTGGATGAGTTCCCTATTAATGAAATTGCTATAAGTCACATTGGGTTCACTGGTATTGAGATAGGTATTGCGTTCATATCGTTCTAACCATGATTTCCGGTCATCTGCTCTCTTTTTGTTGAATACCATATCAATCATGTTGTCGCTTTCTTCTTCATACACAAAACTAACTATTTTCTTGTGTCTAAAATATTGTTTGAACTCTTTATCAGTACTGGTTCCAAGACCCTTATAATACTTGATTTCCCACCTTCCCATATTTGCTTCATTGGCTTCTTTCCAGGTATCATACTCGCCTTGATTATAGAATAGCATTTCTTCTTTTCCATTCTTGGCCTTTGCCTTGAGAATAGGAGTATTCATAAATCCAATAAATCCTGGAATCATAGCAAGCGATTTCCACTCATTCTGGAATAAGTTGATACAGAGACCCTTAATGTGGCTTCCATCCAAATCCTGATCGGTCATAAACAGAACTCGTCCATATCTCAATCTCCTACCAACATCTTCCATACTTGTGTAGGTGCGTCCGCGTTCAAGACCCAGGATTTTCTTGATGTCCCGAATTTCATCATTGTCATCTACTTTCTTGAGTGTTTCCCCACGAACATTTAGAAGTTTGCCCTTGAGTGGAAATACTCCAATAGTGTTGCGGTCTTCTGTAGTTAGACCGGATACAATACCTGCTTTAGCGGAGTCTCCT